CCCGTGTCACCTTGCACTGCTGCAGTGATGCGTTCTGCCAAGGCGTGAGCCTCTTCTACCGTAGGGACTTTGACGAACGCCGAGTCAGTATGACCGTACAGGCACTCGTATCCGTAGGTGGTAGCCACACTATCGAGTAGTCTAATGCACCTTCTACCCTCATGGGTGATGGCTTGGGCGATGTCCCCATCAGCCCAGCCGTAGCCAACGTGTGCGGTCATCCCGTAGAGTGAGGCCATGACACGCTTGATTGCCATTTGAGTGGTGTTCCAAGCAGCCCTTTCTTCTGGGCTCTTGGCGTCTCGCATGCGTTGCTTGCACTCAGTACGGTACTCGAACAGGTACTCTATCACAGAAGGGAGCAGTCCCTGCTCTGATTGGTCCCAGTAGGAACCATTCTCAAGTTGGATGATGTTCTCACCCGGACCGTCCCTCTTGGTCTCGTAGGATAGGTTGTTGCCTAGGATGAGAGAGGGGTACAGCCCCTTGAAGTCTAACACTGCCACCTTCTCATGAAAGCCAGTGACGCAGTTCAGTCCTACCTCAGCGCCTGCTAGGTCTAACTTGTCTGCTCTGAAGCGAGTGGGGGCCTTCTTGTGTGTCCTTCTGGACAGGAGGCCTCGTGCGAAGTTAGTCACGTTGCACGCTGAGGGTAGGGTCACTCCGCAGAGTCGGACCATCTGTATGTAGAAGTCAGTCACGTTCCGTGCCTCGTCGATGCCCCTGAGTAGGTGGGTGTCTAGCAAGCAGTAGTCCACGAAGTCATCCCAGTATTCATACCAGCCATTGTGTACGTCCATCCCTTCTATTTCCTCAGTGAGTTTGGACCCCAGCCCCACAGTCTCAGCGATGTCATTCAGTTTGAGTGAGGGTAGTTGCCCGCCACCACTGTCCTTCCAGACTCGCTCGAACCCAGTCCCACTGCTAGCCTGTGCTGCTGTGTCAAACTGCCATCGTCCTACGATGGGCTGGTCGGTGGGGTCGTAGCGGTCCTTGCCCTGCGTTATCTTACGTATCTGACCCACTGGGCTGAGTCTTTGTGGGTTAGGTATCCTCTCAATCAGGTGAGGTATGTCAAACCAGGACCCCGCGTGTGCTATCAGCATGTCAGGGTCACGCTCTTGTAGGAACTCAACGAACTCCTCATGCAAATCACTCTCGCTACTATAGATGTGTAGAGTGTATTCGATGCCCCGTACAGTGCGAGTCCTTTCTATGCCTAGGGCAGGGTCACCGTAAGAGCAGTTAGTCCGCTCATCTGCCCATGCGAACACCACTGGAGTGTCTAAGTCACTGTCTATCACAGCGATGATGGTAGTGAACCGCTCGGTTGGGTCTGCTTCGATGTCAAACCACCACTTGCGTGGCTTCCAGTCTGGCATGTCGTGGACGTTGTCGATGAGCCACCTGTCTGTGAACCTGACATCAGCCTCGTAAGTCCTGTCGAACTCCTGTCTCATGCTGATGATATCGAAGGGCGACTCGGCTTCCACCTTGATGAGTGGCATGTCGTCCAGTCCCACTGCAACCTCGTCTGTGATACGAGTGCCCGGGTATCTGGTCACCAGCCTGCGTCGTCTGTAGTCTCCCACGCTCGCTGGTATCCAGAAGTAGGGCTTGTATCCCTTCACTGTGTTCTCAACGAGGTCGCCCTCGCTGTCCCTGTAACGCGTGTAGAGGATAGGAGTGTCACCATTTTCATAGTAGTCCTCGACTATCATTCTGAACACCCATCACATTTCATTGGAAATATTTCTCTGCTGCACAGAGGGCAGGTAGGCTTGCCGTTGAACCTGTAAACATCATCCGGGCCTTGCCAACCACACAGGCATCGAAGTATCTTCATACTACTCACTCCTCTTGTCCATCACTAGGAGAAGATGGTCCTTCTCGGTGTGGCGGAATATCGCAACGAAGTCATGTGCGGTGTAAAGTTCTGCCGTCCCACTAGGGATGGTTTGGAGTGCTTCTGGCAGCCATGACCCGAACGAGGTGGTGCATGATTCACTGGGACCATCACAGTCCTCTATGTCTATGCCTATGCTCATCTCGGCACCCCCCTTGTGTCCCACTTTGAGTGTCCAGAGTGAGTCTTCAGTGTCGAACTCAGCGTCAATGGGGGCGTCCTTACCAACCACTCTCTCAATGGACTTCGCTTGGAACAGGTCTTGCACCTTGACCTTACCGTAGCAGGTCAGTGCCCGTCCAGCCCATGACTTCCAGTGGTTGCTCTCAGCCTCACTCACTAGAGCCATGGCCTTCTTCACGCTCTTATGGGAGCGCACGTAATCTGTAGTTGGTAGTGTCAGTGTGGTCTTACCTGAGATGAGTCTCAGAGGAATATTCTTCGGTTGCCATAGAGTCACCAGAGCGTCCTTCGGTAGGGTCTTGGTGAACGCGAGGACCTTAGGGAGGTCTGCTATCACTATCTCACCAGAGTCTTCGACATTAGCACTCACCCTGTTGTGCAACATGTGCGTGGGGAGAGCCACAGTCCCCGACAGGGACATCTGCCCTGCCTTGAGTCGTAGGTCCCCCACACCTGGTCCGAATCCTGTCAAGAACGATGTGAGAGCAGCCTTCCCAAGTTTCACTCGGGCGATTCGCCCCCCTCCTTAGAGCAGTTGGCCGATTTTGGCGCGGTCTCGCGTACATCGTATATATAGTCTTTTCGGTTCATCTGCTGGAGGTAAATTGCTTCCTCTTCGCACTCACACATATCTGCACGGAAGTCCTTACCATGGAGGGTATTAACGACCCTTACTAGAACACCTAGGTCATTACAATGCTTACAAGTCACTTCATGCCCCCCTGAGTTCAGGTAGACCGTGCCACTTCAGTGCCTTGTCTGTGTGCGTGGTCATGACCAGCCTGGTCTTGTCCAGAAGGTCAGACCGGGTCTTGGCCTTGGAGAAGGTCGCCTCATAGCGAGTTTCCCCTGTTGCACGCCCATCATCGTCACGGACCTGTTTCTTGTCCATCTCAATGATGGTATAGAGGTAGTTTGCCATCTGCTTTTCCCATCTAGGCGTCCTCTGGCCCGTTAGGGAGCCGTCTGCCTTCTGCTCGTACTTCCAGTGTGTCTCGTAGAACACATTGACCCCAAGACGGGTGAGTTCCCGACATAGGGATGTCAGTTGGTGGAAGCGGGTGCTGCGTATCTGCCAGTTGAACCTCATGCCCACCTTCTCATGGGGGCTAATCTTGGCCCCAATGCCGTCTGGGGCTGTCCCGAGGTCTTCGATGAACATGCAGGCCATGGAGACGGAGTCCCATAGGTCCACAGCGGTCACTAGGACCGTGTTTAGGCGCTTCCCTTCGTATCCGGGCTCTAGTTGGTCCTTAGCCCAAGAAAGAGCCCTTCTGCCTATGTCCATGACCTTGTCGTGGGTTGAGGGGTAGTCGTAAGCCGTTCTGGCTTCATCCTGCATCACCCAGGGGTTCACGCATTTGAACTCGTCACGCCGGTCGGTGTAGAAGGCGTCACGGAGTGCTGCACCGCCACCATCGAAGTCGATGATGAGACAGCATGAGCCCTTTGGGATGCTATCCAATATGATTGCCGTCTTCCCAGTGCCGTCATCGCCTACCACACCACCGAACTCGCCGGTTATGGGCGCTACTTCCTCAGCGAACCATTCCTCGCCAGAACGCTTTGTTGTGATTGTCGGATTTAACTGGTTGTCTCGTACTGGCATGGCTGGTTTCTTCAGGTCATTCTTGAGGTCCTTCTTCCATTTCTGGGCAGTTTCGAGAGCCTTGGACTCTTCCTTTTCCTTCTCCTTGAGAGCCTTGAAACCGCTCATCACTCACTACCCCCAAACTGGCTTAGAGTAGTCTCGCCACCCTCACCTGCTGGTATAGCCAGCCGTGAGGGTACGTAGATACCTGTTGCTTTGATGTTCGGCACTTCACCATCATCGGTCGCTCTAATGCCGAGCCTTCCGAAGATGAAGACTGTGGTCTTGAGTGCGTATGGCTTCCATCCGTCACGCCCTTTGTAGTCGAACGCGTGGTTGGCGTCTCCTAGGTAGCCGTGTACTCGTACCGAGACCTCTCGGCGCCACATATCGTTGGCGTATTCCCTCTGGAGTTGGAAGGACGACACCCGCATGGTGAAGTCCTTACCCCAAGGGTCGTATTCGGTCTCATAGCCTGTCTGGTTGATGTCCGTTACCTTTCCCTTGATACAGACGAGAGGACCGATAGGGTTATCGAAGCCTGCTATCTTCTCAGATTGATTCTGGTATATCTCCATGAGTTCCGTCAGGTCACTCACGTAACAGTCCATTCCACTCATCAGTATCTCACCCTTTAGATAGCCTCTGTCTTCCTTGTCGACGAAGTCATCTGTGTAGTTGATGTTCGCGAAAAAGTTGTTCACAGCACGGTAGGAGTCTTCCCAGCCAGGGCTGACAGTCGCTGGTTGTGGCCTGACCTTTATCTTACAGGCTTTGCCAATCTCAACCGGGTGTGACACGTCATCTTCAGAGCCACCACCAACGTCGATGCGTAGGAGGTTAATCTCTTCGCCGAACCTGTCTTGGGTGTTTCCATAGAACCGGTAGGTCCTGCTAAACATCGAGGGAGCGATTGGCTCCCCGTGCCGGGCCCACTCTGGGTTGTTCTGTAGTAGGCACAGGGTCATACCACTGTCCCTCACTAGGAACCAAGGGTCCTCGCCATCAATGAACCTCTCTTGTGTGGAGGCCACGATGCCGTTTGCTTTCTCAAGCATCCAGACACCAGTCTCGACGAAGGCACGTGCTACCACGCCGTTGTCGATAGCCTTGCTCAGGTCTGCCCTAGACTGTTGGAGTGCCAGTTCTCTGACTTTCTCACGCTTGTCCCGTATCTTGGGCTCTACAGCGACGAAGCAACCCACCATTTCAACGGTGCTGCCACCCGGGGTCTGCATCACTCTACGTTCTACGACAAAGGTCTCTGAAGCGTCGACGAG